ATCTAATCCAGGCGTTTGGTGCCATAGCCTGCATGATTTGATGGACCGTAATAAATTTACGGATTGGAGCAAATATGGCCTTGACAAAGTGTTAAAGTGAAAGTATACTAGTAATATGCAAGAACGCTATCATAATTATATTTTACGCAGAACAAGAGAAGAAAGAACTATGACAGAACCTACAAAAAGTATTTGGGTTACATTCCGCAAAGAAGGTGTACATATGTACCCTGGTGCGGACACTGATCCTAAACTAGCAACCGGCGATTGGGATGATGTATCATTCCTAGGCATTCCACATCGTCATATCTTTCACTTTAAAGTACGCATCGAAGTGTTTCACAACGATCGCGATATTGAGTTTATTCAGTTTAAACGCTGGATGGAACGGTTGTATGCACAAGATGTAATTCAACTGGATCACAAGAGCTGCGAAATGATCGCAGATGACTTGTACAAAGAGATTTCTGCAAAATACCCTAGCCGATTTGTGGAGATTGATGTTGCCGAAGATGGCGAAAACGGCTGTTCAATTTTTTACCCCCAGTCATAACAAGAGGAATATATTATGACAATTGCAAACCCAACCGTAGACAAAGTGTTTAACGATCTCGATCAATTTAGAGATTATTGTCGCTTCGAAGGCAAAGTGTTTAATGAAGCAGATCTTTACAAAAGTAACTCACCTGTTTGGATTGCCTATCAAAAGTATCAGGGATGGATACGTGCAAAGGTCCGTGCAGGTGCAAACTACGATCCGAACCGTCGTTCAAAGCGGCAGAATACAAAACCACACAATAATACTACCCGGAGTTATTAATTATGACAATCTTTATTGTAGACATCGAAGCAGTAGATACACGTTACACTAAACAGTGGAAAGAATATCTTCCTAAACAACTGCAACGAGCTACAAATGAAGATATTGTGGTTATTAGTGGAGGGGAAACGCCTCAGGCAACTACGCCTGGGGCTTTTCTTAACTTTGGTGGTACTAATGTTTACAAAAGTAAACAACTAGAAACTATCGGTGAAATGTTCTGCAATGGACAAGTTGTCGATGGTGACTATTTCTTATACACTGATGCTTGGAACCCTACTGTTATACAATTAAAGTATATGGCAGAACTTCTAGGCGTTGACGTTAACATCGGTGGCTTATGGCATGCTGGTAGCTATGATCCTCATGATTTCCTTGGTAGACTAATAGGTGATGCGCCTTGGGTAAGACATGCTGAAATGGCAATGTTTGAATGTTATGATGACAACTTCTTTGCAAGTGAATTCCATATTGATATGTTTACAGATGCATTTGACGAAGACTATGCACTTGAATGGACTGGAATACATCGTGTAGGTTGGCCTATGGAGTATCTTAAAGATAGCCTAACTAGTTACAAAGGTATGGAAAAACGAGACTTGATCTTGTTTCCGCATCGTGTTGCTCCTGAGAAGCAAGTTGAAATCTTTAGAGATCTTTCACAACGGTTACCGCAATACGAATTTGTTGTTTGTCAAGAACAAGAACTTTCAAAGAATGAATATCATAACCTACTAGGTGAAGCTAAGATGGTGTTCTCAGCTAACTTGCAGGAAACACTTGGTATTAGTTGGTATGAAGGTGCATTAGTTGATGCTATTCCTATGGTACCTGATAGGCTAAGCTACAGTGAAATGGCATTACCTGAGTTTAAATATCCAAGTGAATGGACTGAGAACTACGATGCTTACTTGCATAACCGAGATAAGGTAGTTGCACAGATTGTAAACTATATGGAAAACTATAATGACTTGCAAGTGTCATTAGAAAAGCAACGCACAAAACTTAACAAAGAATTTTTTAGTGGAGAAGCATTATATGACGCAATCAACAGTTGATACAATTACAATTGATCTGAGTGATTACACTATGAATACTGACAGTAGTTTTATTACTTCTTCTAATTTAGATAGTATTACTACTATTAGCAATATCTCAACTGACACAATTGATCTTAATGGTTATGCTACTTCATCAAATGATCAGTTCACGTTTGACTATGATAACATTAAAATTGTTCCTACATTGTGGACTGAAACATTGCCTGATGTAGATACTGTAAATGCTATGTGTAATGAATATCCTGCACTTGCAAAAGCATACGAAAACTTTCAAACTGTATATAAATTAGTAGAACAAGATTACAAAGGCAAGGAAGAAGATAACACATGAGTATGAATCACGATGCAAAACCTAAAGACGATGAACTAGAACGAATGAAGGCAGAGTTTCTTGCTAAAGGTGGTGAGATTACTAAAGGCAAAACAAAGCCAATGCCCAGCGAACTAGGTATTAGCAATAGTACTTGGAACAACAAACTAACTAAAGCAGAAAAAGTATCAAAGGAAGGCAAATGATTAAGAAACATTATTACAGCTGGACTGACGTTGAACGCATGTGTGTGAGCATTGTTAACCAAATGTACACAGACAACTGGCGTCCTGATTATATTGTCGGACTAACACGCGGCGGAAATGTACCTGCTACTATTATTAGTAACATGACAGGTATACGTTGCGAAGCACTTAAAGTAAGCTTACGTGACGATGAACAAGGTCCAGAAAGTAATCTTTGGATGGCAGAAGATGCATTTGGTTATAAAAAACAACCAAAGAACATCCTTATTGTAGATGATATTAATGATACTGGTGCTACTTTCAATTGGATCAAGGAAGACTGGCCTTCGGGTTGTTTGCCAATGGATAAAAGTTGGGATACAGTTTGGGATCAGAATGTTCGGTTTGCTACACTAACAGAAAACCTAGCAAGCGACTTTAGTCAAGTACGATATACTTGTCACGAAATTAACAAAGCAGAAGAAGATGTATGGCTTGTTTATCCTTGGGAGAATGTCGGTGAGTACTGATACACTAGCTAAGGCACAAGTAGACGGTCGAGCACCGTGGACTAATGTAGAGATTGATACTAAAGAATTTGTTGTGTATAACGACATGTATCCTGTTACTCAAGGTCATACATTAGTAGTACCTAAATTAAATACTGAAGAATGTATTTTAAAATGTTTTAACTTTGCACAAGCAATGGGTAATCAAAACATACTCTCGAACAATAATATTACAGGTTATAATATTGGCCTAAATATGGGAGAAAGTGCAGGACAAACTTGCATGTATCCTCATGTACACCTTATCTTTAGAAGAGACGGCGACACAGACAACCCAAAGGGTGGCGTTAGAGGCGTCATTCCATCAATGCAATCATATTAAGGAAAGGAAATGAACTTGCAAGAACAATTAGTAAAAGCAGCACGTATGCATGCCGAAGGCGAACTCGAAAGAGCAAAGACCAACATTATGGTTTACATGAACAATGCTACAGGTATTGGTGAGCATAGTGATATTGTAGAAGCTATTCAAGAAGAACTTGATAAAATGGCTGGTGCAAATGATAGACTAGAAATGTTAACAAAATATTTTAGTGCTTGACATAAACCTAAATACAATGTATAATATAAGTTATATTGTGCATTGTATTACTACCGGCAATCCACTGCCTAAACATCGGAGAATTAAATGAGTAAAAGTGAAGAAATTAAAGCCCGCCTGGTACAGGCAAAACAACGCTATTGGGCTGGCGACAATATTAGTGCAGTGTTGCACGATGGTGATAAAGAAGCACTTATCGGAGAAGCAACTACAGCATTTGAAAGTGTGTTAGACGCACTTGTAATTGATAGATATCAAGATCCTAACAGCAAGGGCACAGCACATCGACTTGCTAAAATGTACTACAATGAGATTATGGCAGGACGCTATGACCCGGCGCCCAGTGCAACAGCATTTCCTAATGACAGTGATGATCGTTATGAAGGCATGCTAGTAGTGCGTTCAGAGCTAAAAAGTATGTGTTCGCATCATCACCAGCCCGTGAGCGGCGTAGCTTATATTGGTATTATTGCAGCAGACAAACTAATTGGTCTTAGTAAATACACACGCCTAGCACAGTGGTGCGCTCGACGTGGCACACTGCAAGAAGAACTTGCAAACGATATTGCCCGCGAGATTAAAGCAGCAACTAGTGCAGAACACTTAGGCGTGTACATTCAAGCAACACACGGCTGTTGTGAGAACAGAGGAATTATGGCAACTAGCAGTCTTACACAAACAACTGTGCTTAAAGGTAGTTTTAAGGACGATGCAGGTACAAAGAAAGAGTTCTTTGACAACATTAAATTGCAACAGGAGTTTGCACGATGAAGGATCCTAAAGTAATAGAACTTGTTAAACAACTTAATAAAGATATAATTTCTCTAAACAAAACTTGGGCGGCGTTGCATCAACATGGAGTGTATGTCCGAATGAATATGCTTGGCGGGTCTACATATGAAGGTGTAAAATCATTACAAGCAAGTGAAATTACACAACATGTGGCATACATTAAATCGTCTAAGGAGACTGTAGAATGAAACTAAGATATTCAGAAGCGTTTTATAGCGTACAAAGAAAGAGTTCTTTGACAACATTAAACTACAACAGGAGTTTAGTTGCTAATGGGTGATTATATTGCAGTGCGTATGGCACAAGTTTTTATTGTAGTAGTATTTGCTATGGGTATGATTAGTCTTGCAAATGAACTTTGGACAGGGAGTCTTCCATTATGAAACTTAGATATTCAGAAGCGTTTTATAGCGTACAAGGCGAAGGTAAGTTTGTAGGAGTACCTAGTGTATTCCTACGCACATTCGGTTGTAACTTTCGTTGTATGAACTTTGGACTTGGCAAAGATGAACCTAGTCGTGCAGAGAAACACGAAGCAGGACAACGATACAATCAGGAAGTAAAAGACTTGCTTGATGGTGGTATTATTGCTAAAACTGAAAAGTTTACAGATTTGCCTATCATTCATACAGGGTGTGACACTTATGCAAGTATCTATCCTGAGTTTAAAGACTTTAACAAACTTGCAGAGATTGAAGAAGTAGTAGAACATCTACTATCGCTTACTCCGGAAGGTAAGTGGACTATGGATAACGGCCAAGATATCCATCTTATTATGACAGGTGGCGAGCCGCTGCTTGCTTGGCAACGACTGTATGTCGAGTTATTCGAACACCCTAGAATGAAGGATTTAAAAAATGTCACATTTGAAACAAACACTACACAAGTTTTACACGACGACCTCTACAACTATCTCAATGACAGTGACAGAATTACAGTCACATGGAGTTGTAGCCCTAAACTCAGCGTTAGTGGAGAATCTTGGGAGGACGCTATACGTCCTGATGTTGCTCTTAATTATTCCACTGTTGCTGGCAGTGACATTTATCTTAAATTTGTCGTTGCTGATCGTGCAGACATTGACGAAGCTGGGCGGGCTGTTCAAGCATATCGTGACATCGGCGTTGAGTGTCCAGTATATTGTATGCCGCTTGGGGGACGCTCGGAAGAGTATGTTCTCAACGTTCAAGAGGTTGCGCAAGTCTGTATGGAAAAAGGATGGCGATTCACCCCAAGGCTCCATATATCCTTATTCGGAAATGCATGGGGTACGTGAGCAGTACAAAAATGAACAACACGAACGGGCAATGAAGGCTTCAATTAAGCAGCCTATGAGCCCAGAAGAGATGAGACAAAAAGGATTACTATAATGTGGGATAAATTAAAAAAGAGTTTAGGAGTTACACCTAAGATTACCGAGAGTGCTGTAACTAATGAAGACGAACGAAGAGCAGTTCTTGATAAAGAAAAGCAAGAAGCAACTAAAAAGGGCAAGGCATGGGTTGCTGTAATAGATACGCAGATTAATCCTGAGGACATTAAGAACGGTTTCTTTGAGCTCGATTGGAATAATCAGTTTATTGAAGAACTACTTGATGCAGGATATTCAGGAGAATCTAACGAGCAAATTGTAGATAGTTGGTTTAGAACTATTGCTATGCAAATCCTAGGTGAAGAAGGGTTAAACACTGCAAGAGAAATGGGATATATTAATGTAGTGCCAATTAATAAAAGTAAGAGTGAAGTATCATAATGATTGACGCAAGCCAGATCTGGTGCTATACTAATACTAATACTATAAATTATACAAAGGCAAACTAATGGCAAATTATATCATAGTAGACACTGCTAACACGTTTTTTCGTGCAAGGCATGTAGTACGTGGCGATATTGACACTAAGGTCGGCATGGCTTTACATATTACATTAAACAGCATTAAGAAAGCTTGGCAAGACTTTGATGGTACTCATGTTGTGATCTGCTTAGAAGGTCGTAGTTGGCGCAAAGACTATTACGAGCCTTACAAGCGTAATAGACAAGTTGCTCGTGATAAGTTAACAGTACAAGAGAGTGAAGAAGACACAGCGTTTTGGGAGATCTTTGACGAGTTTAAGAACTTTATGACAGACAAGACTAACTGTACTGTTATTCAGCATAGACAACTAGAAGCAGATGATCTTATTGCAGGTTGGATACAATCACATCCTAATGATAATCATATTATTATTAGTACAGACGGTGACTTTGCACAGCTAATTGCTCCAAATGTAACACAGTATAACGGCGTAAGTAATACTATTATTACACACGAAGGCTACTTTGATGATAAGAAGCGTGAGCCTATTATTGATAAGAAGACTAAAGAAGCAAAGCCTGCTCCGCAACCTGACTTTATGTTGTTTGAAAAGTGTATGCGTGGCGATACTAGTGATAACGTGTTTAGTGCTTACCCTGGTGTACGCAAGAAAGGCACTAAGAACAAAGTTGGTCTTATTGAAGCATACGAAGATAAAGGCACTAAAGGCTACAACTGGAATAACATGATGCTGCAACGCTGGACTGATCACGAAGGCGTAGAACATCGTGTACTAGATGATTATAATCGCAATGTTGTATTGTGTGACTTGACTGCACAGCCTGCAGACATTAGAGAGATTATTGATACAACTATTGCAAATGTAGAACCTAAGGACATTAGTCAAGTTGGCATGCGTCTTATGAAGTTTTGTGCAAAGTGGGATATGCAACGAGTTGCAGACCAGGCGCAATATTATGCGCCATCATTACAAGCGAGGTATCTTAAATGAATGCAAAAGAAATATTAAAGAACAAATTTTGGATTGTTGAAGACAAAGGTGTAAAATTTGGCACCATTAGTTTAAATGAAGATCAATACATATTAAGTACTCCAACTGGTACTAAGTTTTATCAGAACGAACTATCTCTTAATAAAGCACTTGATAAAAAATTAAAGTGGACTGATTTAGAAATAACAGAAACAACTACAAAAGAAATATACGGATATGCAACTAATTCAGTACCGTATAATCCAATGTTTGATGTAAAACGCAAACTTCCACTATTTACTAAGAGTGACAAAAGTAAAAGTTTATACTGTGCAGGCTACTATATTATTAAATTTGATAAAGGATGGGTTAAAAGTTTTTGCCCTAAACTTATTACGGCTGAACGTTATACAACTAAAGGTCCATTCAAAACTGAGATAGAAATGAGAACGGAGTTATCACGTGTCAACCGTTGAACCCTTAAATACTAATCCTATACAACAATTTATTAGTCAAGTAAAGAGCGCAGATGCAAGTAATCAAAGAGAAGTTAAACTTAACATTGATCAAGCTCGGCGACTAGCATTTACACTAGGCGAAGTAATGTCTAGATTGAACGGTGATCTAGAACAAATACTTGCACGAAAGAACAGTGGTGCAGATGATGTAATACAGATTAATATGGACGGCGGAAATAAGTGGTAATATTACTTTAAAAAAGAGATAAATATATGCGTAGTTAACTAGAGGATACGCATATATGAGCAGGCCAAAACCAACTGTATTAAAAGAGTTTGTAGATAAAAAGACTTATAAGACCGAACAAATCTTACAGTCTGACGCTATTTGGGCTGTATTTTTTCAGGATCAACCATTTAATCTTAAAAGTGCAAACATGCTTACGAGCTATCCAGGTCCTAAGTATAAGAAGACTAGTTTTTCTAATCCTGGTCATGCACATAACCTTGCTAAAAAATTAAACAATTTATTTAATAGCGATGAATTCACTGTAGTTAAACTTACTTCAGGTGAAACAATACTGGAATGAATTGGAAAGAAACTTATACTAAGATATTTCTTAAATCATCAAATAAGAGTATTAGTGTTCTTTCAGTAAAAGAACATCTACCAATTTGGTGGAAGAATACTCGGGTAAAAGATGTCGGCGGCCTTAGATTAACTACTGAAGGATTTCGATTCATTACTGAAGAAATAGAGTTAAGTACGTATGAAGTGCCATTTCCGAGAGGGTTTGATCTAACAACTAATACTATTATATGGATGGACAACTTTATTGACTGTCCGTACTACTTAGACACTCAGAGTATTATTGTTACAAACGAAAAGAAAGCTATGGAGTTGCACTTGTTTAGCGGCGATATCCGCAAATATGGATTACAAAAAGCTCTTAAGCGACAGAACAAGGTTTAAAATAAAAGTCATCTTTCTTTGAATGATATAATTGGTAACCGATACTTTCAATCTTTTCTATCATTTGTTCTCTTGTACTACCTAATCTTTCACTTTTACGTTTGTTATTACTCCATATTTCTGTTATTATAAAAGGCTTGTTAGATTTAATTTTTTGAAGAGCTCCGTCGATTACTTCCCATTCAGTACCTTCAACGTCCATTACTATAATATCAAAATTATCTATATTAACTTCGTCGAGCTTGTGTATTTGATTAGAATACGAAGTGCTATGTTGTTGCCCGTATTTTCGTTTGTTATCAATATCTGATTGTGTAAGACTATGTACGCCGCCGCTGTTATTGCGTAATGGACAAGTAATATTACTAAAATAAATTGTTTCATTACTATTTCCTAATGCATAATGATGACTTTCGATATTAGTGATATTGTTTAAGCCAATATTATATTGTAACCATTGCCAATTAGGTGGATACGGTTCTACGGAAGTGACTTTATTAAAAACTTTCGATAATGGAATAGATATTGACCCCATATGGGCTCCAATGTTTAACAAATGTTTTAAGTTATATTCTTTTTGTAAATCAATAATATGCTGAACACCTGCCTTGTTCCACTGCGTTCCTTTAACAAACTTTCGTTGTATTGTGTCGTGTGGGTTTGAAATAGCGAACTCTTGACCATTAACAAAATTAGTTCTAATTGATTTTAATTTATGCATTATCTTTTATTTATACAGCAAAAAACGGTTGACAAATACTGTAGATGTGTTATTATATATGTATAGTTTAAATAAAGCAAAACAACTAAAGAGGGTACTACAACATGGATACTTCAACTCGCACAGTTAGCCCAAATGACGCAAAGAATAGCATTAAGCATGCGTTAAAAAAGCAACGTCCTATCTTCCTATGGGGACCTCCGGGCATTGGCAAATCAGATATTATTCGCCAAGTCAGCGAAGGCTTTTCTAATTCACATTTAATTGACATTCGCTTGAGTCTTTGGGAACCTACAGACATTAAAGGTATTCCATACTTCGACAGCAACTCAGGTACAATGGTGTGGGGTGCGCCTAGTGAATTACCAAGTGAGGAGTTTGCAGCACAGTATGACCATATTACATTATTCTTAGACGAAATGAACTCGGCGGCGCCAAGTGTGCAAGCGGCTGCATATCAGCTAATTCTTAATCGTCGGGTAGGCACTTATAAGCTACCCGACAATGTATCAGTTGTTGCGGCTGGTAACCGTGAAGCAGATAAAGGCGTTACATATCGTATGCCTGCTCCGTTGGCTAACCGCTTTATCCACTTAGAACTTGCTGTTAACTTTGATGACTGGTTTAACTGGGCTGTTGCTAACAATCAACACACAGACGTTGTTGGTTATTTGACATTTGCAAAGAAAGACTTGTATGACTTTGATCCAAAAAGTCCAAGCCGTTCGTTTGCAACACCTCGTAGCTGGTCATTTGTAAGCGAGTTATTAGAAGATGACCTAGACGAAAATACCACTACTGACTTAGTTAGTGGTTCGGTTGGAGAAGGACTAGCTGTTAAATTTATGGCTCACCGTAAGGTTGCGTCCAGCATGCCTAACCCAACTGATATTTTGTCAGGCAAGATTACGGAACTAAAGACTAAGGAAATTAGTGCAATGTACTCCTTAACTGTATCTCTTTGCTACGAGCTAAAAGAAGCTTCAGACAAGAACGACAAGAAATTTGATGCCAAAGTTAACAACTTCTTACGCTTTTCAATGAATAACTTTGAAACTGAATTAGTTATAATGGGCATTAAACTTGCACTTACACAGTATTCATTACCAATTGATCCGGACGAAGTAGAGTGCTTTGATGAGTTCCACGAACGCTTTGGTAAATATATTACAGCTGCACAACAGGCGTAATTAGAAGGGTAGGCAGTGGATCACTGTCTACCTTTTTTGGTTGACATATTGGTTAAGTAATGTTATAATAGTAACATAAACAACAAAGGGTAAGATATAATGAGCGTAGAAGGTACAAAAAACTGGACACCTGATCCAGACATTACTCCAGAAGCACTAGAAGCAATGCGTGTAGACGTATTTGATCGTATTATTGTTGCTCGTGTAGGTCTGTTGTTACGTCATCCATTCTTTGGTAATATGGCTACTCGTCTGCAAATTAAAAGCGCAGATGACTGGTTAGGTACTGCTGCTGTAGACGGTCGTAACTTATATTTTAACACACAATTCTTTAACGAAATGTCTAATAAAGAAATTGAATTTGTTATTGCGCACGAAATTTTGCATTGCGTGTTTGATCATTTAGGCCGTAGAGAAGATCGTAATGCAATGATTTATAACATTGCTGCTGATTATATTGTAAATAACTTACTTGTACGTGACAGGATTGGCACAAAGCCTTCATTTATTGACTGTTACCAAAATTTTAAATACGACAATTGGGCTTCGGAAGCAGTATACGACGATATTTTTGAAGAAGCTAAAAAGAATGGTGAAGAAATCTTAAAACAACTAGGCGAAATGCTAGACGAGCATATTGACTGGGAAGGTGAAGGCGCTCCAGGTGAAGGACAAGATAAAGACGGTGACGATAATGGAAAAGAAAGTAAAAGTCAACCTGTTTATTCTAAAGATGAACTGAAGAAAATTAAAGACGAAATTAAAGAAAATATGATATCAGCTGCGCAATCGTCAGGAGCAGGCAATACGCCAGGTGAAGTACAGCGTATGATTAAAGAATTGACTGAGCCTAAGATGAACTGGCGTGAATTGTTACGTCAACAAATCCAAAGTACTATTCGAAGTGATTATACAT